TAGATGATGATTGCCAAATAAGAAGATTTGATGAAGTAAAAGAGGGGTCAGTATCAGTACCAATTGCAAAGCAAGGTAGGTCGTAAGCCACCCCTCATAAGGTTTACTATTAATGCAGTTGATTTATACGGTAATTTACGCTAAAAGTCAAGTTTATGGGATTACCAAAAAACTTAACAGAACGACAGCAAAAGTTCGCAGAATTACTAGTATACAACGAGGGGCGCAAGAGCCCGAGCGAGTGTGCTTATGAGGCAGGATACAAGACTAGACCCCGTCAGGCTGCGAGCGAGCTACGAAATCCTAAAATTGCACCATTGGTTGTTAAATATATCGGTGAGTTGCGAGCAGAGATACAAGAAAAATACGGGATTAATTTTGAAAAACACATTAGCGAACTAGCAAAGCTGCGAGAAGATGCGCGAGCTAAAGGGGCCTGGAGTGCTGCGATTAACGCAGAGATTGCAAGAGGTAAAGCTGGTGGTTTATATGTGGATCAGAAGTTAGTCTTATCCGGAAATTTAGATAATATGTCAGAGAAAGAATTAGAATCTAAAATGAAACAAATTTTAGATGATCACAAAACTTTAATTAATATTACCCCAGAAGAAGAGATAAAAGAATCAGTAATAGAATCAAACCTTGATAGTGATTCAATTCAGAAATAATTTTACTATATAATCTTCTTGGAAACTTTTTTACTAGTGCCCACTTGTTTATAACTGGTTTGTATTCCATTTGAGTCTGGCCCTTTCCTTGGTGGAAGTTGATCCCATTTTACATTAGGCATATTCTTTGTCAATGTGGGATTAAAAATCCTATTAAAATTTTCTTTATATAAATCATTGGTAGGTCTTGATCTACCATCATAACTAAATTTTTTATTTTTCATTTATTTTCTCCATACGTATTATACACCCTTTTGGAAAAACATTCCTATCAGAAAATAACTCATCATTCACTTCATAACTTGCAAAGGTTCTAATATTCTTTTTATCTTTGTTTAAAAGATATGCGTGAGTTATCATCTCTGATGGCATAAATCCCAATGCTGAATGTAAATCAGCGTGCCCGCTGTCCCCGGTGATATCCAACCACGTTATTTTGTAGAAATAATATCTTTTCTTTTTAATAACAACAGATTTGTATTTTGATTTTTTAAGTTTTCTCATATCAATCCTTATACTATAGGGGAATTTTTAGGCAAATTTGTTTTTACAAAAACCAAAAAATCCTTCGCGCGCCGAGTACATAAAAATAAACAGCCAATACCAATGCTTATTTAACACCTATGCAGTCACTGCATATACTAACCATACTTTTAGGGGTGTGCCAGAGCAAAATCGTCTACTATTCAACAATACTGTCAAGTGTGCCATACTGTGCCACCAAAAAACGACCCTTTGGCACACCTATTAGTCAATAATACCAACGATAATAGGTCAAATTTGGACTTTGTGCCACTGTGCCACCAATAAAAAGTGATCACTGAAAAAAAAAATTACCCTAGAATTCCCCTTATGTGCGGAACACTTTAGAATGATTCTAAAGTTTGTATGGTTTTGTGCCTATTTTTATTATTTTTTTTACACCAGGGCCTTGTAAATCTAATGTTGCATAGGGTTTCCAAGACTTTTTTATTAGATTTAACTCTAAAATAAAGTTTGACCACTGCTTTGGTGATATATCTTTGCTTTGTATTACTACTTTTTTCATAATTTTACAGGGTTTCCACTCTCGCTTCCACCCCGTTCCCCGAGGAAATCATTTACTATACGTGGTAGATTGTAAGTGAAGGTACTTTGGATCCTTCTTCAACACTATACGCCAAGCTGAAGAACTGTTTATCTTACCTATTAATCTACTTTCTTGTAATTCTATTTTACCAATCTCATTAAGACCGCCGTGATCGTTTTCCATATAGATAAAACAATCTGATATAGCTGTGCCTTTGTTGCCATTACTAAACTTATCTAGTATCTGTTGAAAATCTCTTAATCTTAAACTCATTTGTTTAACCTATCATATGTAATTTTTGGATACATTTCTTGATATCTTCTTGCCACATTTTTGACACCTTGATACCACTTTTCCTTCCACATCTCTTTTATCTCTTTACTTTCAGCTTTGTAATAAGCATTTGCTATCTTATCCAACATTGCTTGATCTTTGTTTATAGTATTCATCCACCCTCCTTAAAAAGTCGTGTTTATATTTTTGGAACTCCTTACCTTCAATAACGAATTCCTGGTAGTAATTGTCCTTACTACACATCATCACCACACCTTTGGTAATTTCTGTTTTATAGATAAAATTATGAGCCATTGCATAGAGGATAGTACAAAGTACATTCTGTGCCGTAGTATGTCGGAACATTGCATAGACCCTGCTCTATGACCCTTACAGCCATATTATGGGCCTGTTTTCCAACGTTGGTCTCATCCAAATAACCTTTATCAAGGATATACATCTCAAGAATCTTGTGCATCGCAGTACCTCTAGCTGCCGACTCATCCACGATCCGCGCAGCATTTGCCTCTCCCATCTTCTCGCGCCACCTTTTTAATCCTTCCTTCTTCTCGGCCGGTTCAGTCGCTGACAATATCGTAGTCACCGATGGTAGTTTTTCTTTATCATTAATATTATAATGACGTTTACCTTCTATCGCTTCTCGTACCGTTCTCGGATAAATAAATTTATTATCTCTTTTCATTAATTTTTAATCCACATCTTGTAGTGTTCAAAGTTTACTACATTATCTTTTTTTTCAATCGTAGAGTAGTGTTCGATTACTTGTTGTATCTTACCTAACTTTACGTGAGCGTAAGGAAACAATAAACAACACACGTGAAAGCAATCTCTAAACACGCAACGCCACCTATATTGCATCTTGTGTCCATTCTTTCTAGGTTTTTTATTTAAAGTACCACAACCTAAAACTTCTGTTAACCAAACTAGAACAGATCTATCGGTCATTGCAATCTCCATAGAGATACGCCAACAATCATAGATTCCATTTCTTTTTTTCTCTTTATATTTTTTATAAGTGATAGTTCCTTCACCATCAAAAAGCCCTGCTATATATGCAGCTTCAGCCTCTGTCATTGTAAAGTAACTTTCTTATCACCTTCTAATATTTCAGCAATCTCTTTTCCCGTAGCGCCTTCAGGAATATCATTAAGTAGTTGTTCATATATTTCAGCTACTACCTCACCTTGTGAATTACAAGTAGGACACTGATGTACTTCAGTATAAGAACCATTACTCTCTCTTAAATAACCATTGCCTTTGCAATGATCACAGATAATTTTAGTCTTTCGCTTTTCCATTTTTGTATCCTGTTTTCTTTGCTGCACGTGTTGCCAGTGCTTCAATTGTTTTACTGATAGTTAACTTCGCATCTAAAAATTTTCCATCTGCTAGATAACTTAACTTCTTATAAGTATCAATTGGTACCGACACTGACTTAAATTTATTTGGATCGGCCATTTTTTATATACTCCTTTTTTACTTTAAACCATTTTGGTTGAGTCTTCCTTGTCTCTAAAATGTGTTGCATTAAAGACAAAGCCTCTGCTTGTATTTCTTTTTCAGTTTTTGGTTTACCTACTCCACCACCTGTAGAATATGCAAAATCTATTTTTACTTCGTAATGAAAGTTTCTCATATTTCCTTTCTTTGTTAATAATATATGGGAATCTATACCAATAAATGAATGCTTGTCAAACAATTTATTTTAATATAAAAAGAAATTCTCTTCTCACACCTTTTGTTTGTTCGTCCCTTTCTTGGGACGGGCAGACAATTTAGAATGATTCTTAAGTAACTACTTTGCCTTCGTCTTTTGCAGGAATACAAGTAAATTTAGGATACAACTGGGAGTTGTTTACTTCGTCTTTGGTAAAATTACCTTCAGCATATATGATCTCATAAGATTCAGACAAACCTGCTCTTATGCAATCGTGGTGATCAGGAAATAGTTTTGGATAATCTTTGTTGGTGTAACATTCTCCGCTCATTGCAGAGCAGATGAACACCGTAAGTAGGAATTTCATCTAACGCCCTTGGCCCTTATAACGTGTTAATTTTTTTTGTAATTTTTTGTTTTTGTTTAAACTCTTCGTGTGAACGCCACGACGTTTTTTAGGTTTATCTCTAGGTACAAAATGTGTAAATTTTTGTTTAGCCATCTTCGTCTAACCATTCCTTAACAAATGGTTTTGCTCCTTTGGGTGTTGTTATAACTGGTAGATAAGTTATCTTACCATTTACGTGTTGTTCTAAATCTGCTCCGCAACTCATACACCTAAAAAAATCTCTATCTATACTGACCAACATAGTGAACTGATCACACGTTGGACACTTACCATTAACGACTTCTGCTTGAAATCTTAAATTTTTTTTTGCCATTACTGACAACTTAAACATTCGTCGCTGTCACTATCGAGATCAGCTAATGCTTCCTGTTTGCAATCATCGCTGCAAAACATATCTAATTCTTCTTTAGCTTCAAATTCTTTTTTACACTTATTACAATTTTTTTTCATTTTTCTGTGATAATTTTTTTAATAGATTTTGATCCATCTATATTTGATTCAAGTTCTGCTTCTACGTTGCCACACATATACTGAACATTAACATTTATGTCACGTTCTGCAAGTCTTTTACCCTTTAAACAATCACTCATTGATTGCTGTATTCTATGTTCTTTTAGCTCTCCTGCTATAAACATACAAAGAGCAACTACGCTACTAATTACCGTTTCCATTTGTATATTTTATCTCCCTGTT